ATTGCAGTCGGCATGGCTCATTCGTGAGTACCGCTGTGCGCGTAGTCTTTTGTCGCCCGCTTGCGCCTTGGCCCGCCGTTGTTTTCCGCGTGCTTGAGCACGTTTGATTTAGAAGGCTGTCGAAGCTCATGCCGTGGCCGTCCAGTCGTTCCACCAGCGATGTACGAAATCCACATAGTCACGCTTACAAATTCGCCTCTTTGGATCGGCATCAAGTCGCCGGATACATTCGGCGGCAGGCACATCAAACACGAGGCGTTTTGCGTTGTATTTTTTAATGAGCTTGTCTTGCTCGCGCCGATCCCCGATGCACGACGTAATCCATACGCGCGTCTCGCCGAGCTTCATTGCCTCGGTCAAAATGGCTTCTTTTGCGAGCTTCGCATAATCAAGTATTCGCCCCGGTCGCGCGCCAAATACGGTTCCAGAAATCGATTGGCATAGCATGTCGATGTCAAGCAGAAGATCGCCGCGAAACATATTGCGAAGCGCGAACGTGGTTTTGCCTGAGCCAGATGGCCCGAACAGGAAAATGACGCGCGCGGCTAATAGCTCTTCGCGCTTCACGCCACTAGCCTCCGGTAATTACCGAGCAAATCCTCTGTAAACTTCTCGCTCATTTTCGCGCCGGCGCGCTGGTACTGGTATTGACCGATCATTTCAGATTGCATATCGCCGGACTTCCGCATCAAGTACAAGTCTTTCGACGATTCCAGCACGTAGGTTTTTACTTCGAGCGGGTACTTGTAGATCGAAATCGCCGCCGCGTTGTGTGCGGCCGCCGTGGTTCCATTCACGCCGCGTTCGACCGTTATGCTCGTGGTCACTACCGCCGTCACGTACATCTGTTCAGATTCAACGAGAATGGTTTGCCCAGGATAAATCGCTGCGCTTGCATCGGCGCTCGCCGTCAGCGTCGTGCCCGTGGTCGTCGCAACCGTGCCGGTCAGTCCGCTGCTTCGATACGGTGTGGCGCTCAATCCGTCACCGTACCCCCAATTGCCCGTGGCTTTCAGGTAGCGGGTTCCGCGCGAGAAGTAGTAATCGGGACTCGCCGCCGGCATCAGCCACATCTTCGGCCAATCGTTGTACGGCCAAAACACGTAGTCGTTTTCGTCGCCCTGCGTGTAGGTAGTTCCGTCAAATGTGCCGTCGCCTTCACTGTCGCCCGTCAACGCGGAAAGCGAAAGACAATCATCAATCAGCACGCGGCACGGATCGGCAACGTCGAAGTAGCGGATAGCGCTCACAACAAAGAAATGACGCAAGCAGTATTGATCTGCTTCGCGGCTGCATCGTTCCAGCATGTCCATCAAGATCGCGTCGCGCGTGGCGTCCGTAGACGTTTCGCCCAACTCGTTTTTGATGTCCGCAAGTGTCGCGTAACTATTCGGCACGCTACACCTCGCCGCTGCGTGCTCGTCGCGCCTTTTCTCGCAGGTCGTCTATGCGCGGCTTGATCTGATTAATATCGCGCGTGGCATCATCGAGAATGTCGGCGGCTTCCTTCCGATACGCGGCAAGCGTCGCTTCGAGATGCGCCTTCACGCGGTCCAGCGCGGCGATAGCCCTGTCGAAAATGCGATCAATATCGCTCTCAATCGTCTTGCCAAGCGCAGACACCTTTTGCAACGCCACATCGGGCGATACTTCCGCCGCAGCCATAGGCTCCGGCGCGAAGTCTTCCACTACAGGCGCGTCGCCCGTTTCGATCGCGATGTCTTCGTTTTTCATGTTTACCCGCCAATCCAGATATAGACGGTTCCTGTGGTCACATTCCCGCCGGACGCAACGACAACCTTGATGCGTTCGCCCGCGACAACAATCGGACGCAACGCCGCGCGCGTGCCGTCATATGTTGCCGCTGCGCCAGTCGTGTTTAAGTGGGTTGCTTGCTGTGGGCATCGCGTGCTGGACGCATTTACATCGTCCTCGTCCCACACGATTACACCGCTACCCTCAAGGCTCACAACAAAATCAACGCCGTCAGAGAATCCGCCACTGTCCGCTTTCACATAGCGGAGTTGCTTGATTTCGCCGTAATCAATAACGTCCGTGTAGACAGTGGCGTCGCCGCTTGCGTCCGTCGTTATCGAAACTGTATGGCGCTTAACGTGCATCGGATTACGCGACCGTATCGGCAAACGGCGTGGCTTCGGAGCCTGCCGCATCGCCGATGATCGTGACGTGCCACACGGTTGCGGACAGTGCGACGATGTCAATGATTTGGCCTGCCATGCCGCCGGTCGAGTTGCCCGTTCCAAGAAGGTCAATGGTGTCGAAGGCGTCAGCAGCAACCGCAGGCCAATTAACGACGGTGTTATCGCTGTTGTTACCCATGATGGCGTGGCCGATCATGATGTGCGTGCCCGCTACGCTCTTGATGCTGGCAGCGCCCGTGAACGTGGTGCCGACGATGAATCGGAACCACATACCCGCGACAGGAACGGGAAGCGTGACGGCAATGCCCGCCGCGCGATTCAGTGTGATGATTTTGCCGTCATGAAGCGCTTCTGTTACGGCGAGCGTGGATGCGGTGCAGTCCACAACACGCCCGGAAGTATCCGCGGCACGATTGAGTTCATCGGCCGTTGCTGTGACCGCAACCGCGTCAATCTTTAGATCGCCGGTAACGTCAATTTCGCCGCCAATAACAGTGCGTGCGCCGCCCTGCTCGGTGTAGTTGGATGTGTTGTAGCTCACAATAAGTTCTCCAAGGCCGGGGCGTGTTACCGCCCCGGCTCAGTTGAATTGGATTACGCGGTGCCTTCGGCGGGCTGTACGTGCGCTTCACCCGCAATCGTGCCGCTGGTCGTGTTGTCAACCGGGACGTTGGTCGGGTTGTAGAGAATCGCCCAAATCGACTCGAGCGTTGACGATGTGCCTCGCGCAAAAACCGCTTTCACGTAGCGCTTCGCGGGGCGCTTGATTTCCAGCCACACATCTTCGTCGCTGGTGCCGCTCGTGGTGGACGTGCCGACCACGTCGCTGTAGGCGTCCGTTGCGGCGTCATCGTCGCTGTACTGCGCCTTAACGGTGTTGCCTGATGCAGCAGTGCCGAAGCTGGAAAAGATGAACACGCCGCCGTAGCCCTGCGTGTCGATCGCGGCGCTTGTTACGTCTGACGTGGCGGCGGTCGAATGATCCGCCAGCTTAATCAGCTTGTGATTTTCAGAAAACAATCCAACCATGTCTTATCTCCCGCGATTCGCGCCGCGCGCGATCGCCTTTTCTCGTTTCTGTTCGTGCATCGTGGTTTCCAAATGCGCCTGACTGTCTTCGATAAGGCGTTGCGCTTCGCTGTCGGGTAAATCGATCGCATCGCCGATCCGCTGAATTCCGCCGAGGCTTACGCGCTCCGTATCGAGAATCACGCGCATGATTACGCCTGCAACATGTGCTTGACGGGCGCAACACCTGCGTCAACCAGCACGCCGTCGTAGCGCGCGAAGGCAACGAAACCTTCCTGGTCCACTTCGGCGTAGCGCTCGACAAGACGGCGCAGACGAATCGAACGCACTTCGCGAATCTTGTATTTGTTGAGTTGACCGAAGACCATCGATTTCAGGCCGGTCGTCGCCGCGGGCATGTCGTTGTTGATCGTGTACGGGAATCCCCAAATGCGATCGACTTCACCCGACTGCGTTCCAGCGCTCCAAAGGTATTGGCCTTGGCCGTCCTTCAACTTGCGCAGAAGTTGGAGCGTGGTGTCCTTGAACATGAACGAGCAGCCCGCCGTGCGGTACGCGATGTCTACGGAGTGAATCAGATCAATCACTTCATCCATCGTGATTGCGGAACCGCCGGCAGTCGTCTTGCCGAGCGTGCTCATCGTGGTGATGCCGCGCGGCTTCGATGCGCCGTCGCCGGTCGTGAAGTGTGTGTTGGTGATACGGCCCAAGCGCTCACCAAGCATCCCGCCGAGAATGACCGGGATATTGAAGGCCGAATCCTCCAGGAGCTCGACCGGCACTTTGACCATTTTCGAGCTGTACTTGTGTGCGTACAGGTTCACCGCGCCAAACGAAGGATCGGCGGCGCTGGACTCGGTGCTTTCCGCGATGATTTCGCCCGTGTTAGTCGTGTCGTTCGCGGTCGGATAGGCGAGCGTATTGCCGCTGTCGGTACGGATGATGTCCGCAACCTGGCGCATCCCGCCAAAGTGCAGCATTGCGGTTTCCAGCGAGTTCACAAACGAATCACCGTAAGTGAACGCGCCCGAGGCGCCGATGTGCGTGCTCAGCGCGCGGGTGTTGAGTTTGCCGACAAACGCCGCGCGGGCTTCGTTCACCTGCTCAGATGTGCAGAGGTTGAAGCCAAATTCGCTGGCGTAAGGATTGACGCCCATACGCTGGCATGCGTCCATTTCGTCGTCGCTGATGGTGCGCTTGTCGGAGAAGTACCAACCGCGCATTGCGAGTCCGCGATCCTTTTCGGTAATCTCGCGGGTTTCGCCGCTGGCGCCGGGAGTGGGGCGGAAGTCGTCGCGACCAATTTTGCGTTTCTCGCGTCGGTCCGCTTCGTGGCGATCTTCGATTTCGGTTGCGCGCGCGCCTACCGCTGCACGCTTTTCCTCGGCTTCGAGCACCGTTGCGTTCGCGTCATAGTCCGCGTTGCAGCGCTCGTAATTGGCTTGGTCTTCGCCAGTCCATTCCTGCTTGTCGTCGTTGGCCTTCTCGGCGAAGCGCTTGATTTCTTTGGCGAGTTCGTCGCGCTTTGCGCGCAACTCCAACAATTTGCTCATGTTCTGCTCCGATTCGCCGGTAGGCGGAGCAAAACAAAAGGGCAGCACTCGCCACCGGCATGGGTTAAATGCCGTTGATCGAGCCGCTGCCCGTACTAGCGTTCAGTCAGTCTCGTGATGTCCTCGCGTTCCACCGGCGACTAGCACCGGCTTCTGCGCGTGACCATTCAACTGTTAGGTCGTAGGCTGCAAATTACCACAACATGTGGTGTGTGTCAACACCTTTTATTGAATCTCGCCAAAATTAGGCGATTCCCGCCAATCGCGACCGAGCACCCGCCACAACCGCAACGCGCCTGCGGCGCTCGTCTGTGTCCATGCGCTCGAAAAACGCTTTGGCGTCGTTCAGCTCCCCGCGCATCCGCAAGCCCGTGCTCGTGGACTCATAGGCGGGGAACGTCACCGGGCCCACGTCGAACAGTTCAACCCCGCGAATCTCGCGGATGCGGATGCCGTTTTCTTTCCGGGGTTGTTCGTCGGTAATCATAAACGCGAAGCTCGATCCCTGAACGTCTTTGCGCTTGATGAATTGGGCCACATCGCGGTAGACGGTCGTTTCGCCGGGGTCGATTTCGTAGCGCAGCCCGCGGTTATCATCGAACACCCGGAGCGTTCCGGCGCTCTTGCGCCCGAGCACCATGTTGGTATCGTGATTGAAAAGCGCCCGAACGTCGTCGCGGTTGACTGCCTGAGCGAATGCGCCGGGCATAATGCGCTCCACCATGCCGGGCCAAAGCTGGTATTCGGTGTTCGGGGTGCCATCGTAGTACACGGCGCCGTAGCCGTGAATCATGCCTGTGCCTTCGCCTTCCGCTCGTATCTGCACCGCGGCCGCGGCGAGGTTTGTGTATCGGCGTTCCATGTCGTGCTCCTAATTTAATCCCGCGAGTCGCGCGGCAAGGGTATCGTTTGTCCATTCCTTCGGGTCTGGATCGCGCAAAATATCCATCGAGCGGGTCACTGCCCCGTCGATGTCCACCTGTGAAAACAGGCAGAACGGCAAAAGCGCGCTACGCATGTCCGAGCGTGCGGCTTCGTCTGCCTCTTTGGTCAGTTCCGCGCCGGGCGCAAATCGCTTGTCAATGCGGGTTTTCACGCGCAACGCGGTGCGGTAAATCTGGAACAGAAGCGCATCGCGCATAGCCTTTGCGCGTAATGCCCGCCCGTCTTCCTCGTCATCATCCGCGGGCACAGCAGGTTTCATCTGCGGCGTGACGGGTTTCGCGGGTTCGGCTTCGGGATCGCCGCCCAGGTTGCCCATGTTGAGCGGATCGAGGTATACGGAACCAACGCCATCGGGTAGCGGAGCCATATTTTCCATTGCGCGCACTTCATCAGGGACCACATACGGACGCCCGCCGAGTGCCGATTTATACCCTTCAATCCGGCTTTTGAAGTCGGTACGCATGAGCGCTTGCCGGTGGAATTCCACGATTATCGTGTCCGACTTCTTTTCTTCTGGCGTGGTCAATTTCTCGCGAAATTCCGCCTCAGCCATTGCCATGTGCGGGTCGATCGATTCGTCGATGAATTCTTGGTTGCTTTGTTCGAGGCTGGCAAACGATGTGCGCGCGTCGTCCCCGAGCTTGTACGCGGGCAGGTTCAGGAAGTTTGCCGCCTCGCGAATACCGAATTTGCGTTGCTCGATAAACTGCGCGTCGCGCCCGCTGACTACCCACGGCTTCGACTGCATTCCGCCCTGCAACAGCAGCGGCTTTTCCATTTGCGCGGCGCCGGAGTGTGCTTGCCGGTAGCGTTCCAGTAGCGCGGTGTATTCTTTGTCGTTCAGTGCCTTCGGGTATTCCAACACGACGCTCGGCTTCATGCCGTTTTTGTAGAACACGCTCGCATGTTTCTGTTGCGCAAGGCCGAGCCCTATACATTCGCCCGCGTGTTCAACCATCGAAAGGCCGATCGGTCCGTCGCCCCATCCGGTGAAGTGAATCACCTCTTCGGGGTAAAGTCGAACATCGCGATTGCCCGCCTTTGTCATGTAGAAAAGCTGCGAATCCTCGCGGAAAATGTAGGTTTCGGTAGGGTCGAGCGGGACATACTCTTGTGTGGGTTTGCCTTTATCGAGGATGTAAGCAACCGAATTGCCGCGGAGCAGCGCCCGCCAGTACATGGTGAGCTTCCAGCGGTAGTCAGTGTATTCCTCGCACGGACGATACCGAAGGCATTGATAGCGCGGGTCGTCGCTTGCGCGTGTCTTCTCGCTGGACGATTCCGATGCACGCTTGTAAACGTGAATCGGCGTCTTGGCGAGGGTCGTGCAAATGAGGTTTAGTCCGCGCCAGATGGGGGAGTAGGACAACGCCGACTTGGGATTTACCCGTTCGCCGCTATGATTCCGGCTGGCCCCGAGCGCATCATAAAGCCATTCGGCGGGATTACTGAGGGAAGTCTGTGGATTTTCCAGACTGCGAAATGCCGCTGCCAGTATGCTCATGCGCCCTTCCGAGTAGGTTGAGTTCGATCCATACCAAAATCCCCACGGCAAACAGGCCTGCGGGCCAACCCCACATATAGGCCATACTGACGCCTATCGCCACAAGTGACAGTATAGCACACGCGAATATCGCGAATGCAACCACTTTTTGAGTACTCACGCCAAGTTTAGGCATAAATCACCTTATGAGTTCCGCCGTGTTGAAAACTTCATCCAAAAGACTCGTCCCGTACCCCATGCACGCCGCGTGCGCTCCGTCGATTTTGTACCGCACCTGTGCTTTTCCCCGCCCACCCCGAGAGTTTTTTACCAAGTAAGTGCGTCCACCCCCGTCAATCGCCGCCTGGCAATTAGAGATATGCCAGTTCATTACCGGGTGGTTCGGATGTTCCAGTTGCCGATCGAGCACGAGGCGCATCAATCCCGTCACCGGCTCGTTTTGGTCGCGCGCGCCCTGGCCGAACGGCCCCACATCGAAGCCATCGGATTCAAGGTCCATGGCTAATTTGCTGGCAAATGCCTTGTCATACCCGAGCGTGCGAATCTGATATTTATCGCGCAGCACGTTCAATTCGGTACGCACAAATTCCTGGTCGATCTGTCGGCCCGGCGTGGTAAGTAGCTTTTTTGCCTTCACCCAAACGCTGTACATCCCCGAATACTCAACGTCGAATTTCGGCACCTGTTCCTCTGGCACCCAAAACCGGCACAGAAAACGGTGTTTATCGCAATCACCTTGTGGTGGAAACCACAGCACGCACGCGGTAATGTCCTGCGATTGACTTAAATCCAGCCCCGGATAACAGACCAATCCCTCGAGATCGTCTTCGGTGTACTCGCCTTTGCACGCATCCCATTCGTCCATTGGCATCCACGCATGCATCTGCGCGGGCCAAATGTTTCGCAGTAGCCGCTTCGTATTGGATTCTTGCGCGGGATCGGATTCGACGCGCTTAATGTCTTCCTGGTCTGCCTCGACAGAAACGGTGATACCGACGCTTGGACTGACCTTGATCATCATCGCGGGCGTGTGCCATTCCGGCTCTTCTTCTTTCGATAGACCGCAAACGTAAG